GACAAGCCCGAGCAGCGCTTGAAAGAGCATCTGGCAGAGGCGCGAAATACAAAAAAAAGAAGTCATAAACTGCATTGGTTGCGCAGTTTGGAGGAATCGCCTACGGTTGAAATTATCGAGTGGGTACTTCCTATACATCGCGCGGAACGCGAAAAGTATTGGATCGCCCTTTTTCGCGACTATGGGCACGAGTTGACTAATACTACCGACGGGGGTGAGGGGGTATTAGGTTATAAACCAACCGCGGAGCAGGTTGAAAAAAGAGCTGCGGCGCTTCGCGGGCAGGAACAAAGTCCTGAGCATATTGAGAAACGGGCGGTCGCAAATAGAGGACAAAAGAGAAGTCTCGAATTGCGGGAGAGGATGAGCGCTAGACAGCGCGGAAGAGTTTTGTCTTTCGCTCATATTGAGAGTATGCGGCTTGCGGGCCTTGGAAGAAGGTTATCGCCGGAGACTATTGAAAAGATTGCCGCGTCACACAGAGGTAGAAAGCGCAGTTCTGAAACGTGCAAAAAGATTTCGGAAGCTCGACGAGGTAAATGTTTGGGGCCGCAAAGCCCCGAGCATATTAAGAAAAGAGCCGATGCTCAGCGGGGGAGTAAGCGGGGCCCTCAAACCCCAGAGCATATTGCCAAAGCTGCGGCGACGCGTATAGGAAAGAGACGAAGCCCAGAGACGCGAGAAAAAATGCGACTTGCAAGTCTGCGAAGGTGGGCAATTCTACGAGGAGAAATTGTCTGATGCTTCCCGAGGGGCGAGCTAAAATTTTTGCTGCAGAAGTCGCCGCGCTTGTCCATGCCGATAAGAAAAAAGAAGCAGCATTAAGAATTGCAGACTTCGCGAAAATATCGCTCAAGCTTGAAGGTGAGGATCCGTCAAAAACGGAACCCGTTCTAATCTCGTGGCTGCATTATTTATTAGATAACAAAGCGCCCGAAGAGGCCGCGCAGCTTTTGTGGAGCCCGACCCAGTTTAACCCTGCGCCATCGTGCACCCGGGACGTGTGGAAGCTATATGAAGAGACTTCAATGGGGCTCATTATGGGCGGGGGATCTGTTAGCAAGTCTTTTGGTCTGGGCGTTAGGCTATTTTTAGAATGGACCCGAGATCCTTGCTGGACGAGTATCCGTGTAGCAGGTCCTTCACAGCAGCATCTTGAAAGCAACCTTTTTTCGCACTTAATATCTCTGCATCGGAGCGCCTCTTTAGTGATGCCCGGCGAACCGGGGGAGCTGTTCATCGGCGAAGACAGGCGCGACATGCTGGGGTCCATCTCTGGTATTGTAATTCCATTAGGAAAATTGCGGAAAAGCGGCCGCTTGCAGGGCACCAAAAGAAAGCCGCGCCCGAAGCCGCATCCAAAGTTCGGTCCTCTTTCGCGGCTTTTCGTGTTCATAGATGAAACCGAGCAGGTGCCTTCTGGAATATGGAAAGACATAGACAATATTCTTAGTCAGGTTACTGCTGACGTTGGCGGATTTAAAATTTTCTGCTGCTGGAATCCTCAAGATCAGAGCCATGAGGTAGCTACGCGCGCCGAGCCATTGACTGGCTGGGAAAATTTTAACATTGAGTCGGACTACCACTGGAGATCTAAACGCGGCTGGGATTGCTTAAGACTCGACGCCGAAAGGACGGAAAACGTAATTGAAGGCCGTGTAATTTTTCCCGGCCTGCAAACTCGGGAGGGCCTCGCGGCCATTGCTCGTAATGCTGGCGGCACAGATAGCCCCGGGTATATTACAATGGCACGTGGCGCCTATCCCGTTCAGGGCGCTGTCACGTCAATTATTCCGGTGGGCATGTTTCAAAAGTCTCGGGGCGAGTTTCTTTGGACCCACGACCCGGAGCCAATCGCGGCATGCGATCTTGCACTTGAGGGCGGCGCGTCCGCTTGTTTTTCGTTGGGGCGCTGGGGTGTTGCTTCTGGGCAGCGGTTGCCTCCTAATTTGGATAATCCTAAGGGGAGGACTGTGATGTTTAAAAATGAGCATGGGCAGGTTACGCCGCGGCATGCGTTGCAGGTTGATCAGCAATTTGTGGTCCCTAAGGGGGATAGTGTGGAGATGGCGCAGAGCATTATCTCATTGTGTAAAAAGTCGGGAGTGAAGCCTCGATTCTTCTGTTGTGATAGAACGGGAGTCGGCGGCGGGACGGCGGATATAATGCGGCATTCTTGGGGATCAGAACTACACGACGTAAATTATAGCGAAGGACCTTCTGATTCCAAGATGATGTCTGAAGATAGTAAAACCTGTAAAGAGACTTATGATCGTTTGCACAGCGAGCTTTGGTTCGGCTTACGCGCATTTTTCGAATTTGGATATATATTGCTCAGTCCTTCTATGGAAATTACGGATCTGCAACAGCAATGCACACAGCGCCTTGTTAAGCATGGGTCTCATAAATCTCGAATAGAATCAAAATCTGACTATAAGTCGCGGGGGCACAAGTCACCTGATGAGGCGGACTCGCTCACGCTGTTAGTCCACGCGGCGCGAAAAGGTTCCGGCGTAACGCTGAGCCGGCTGGGCGAAGCAGTAGATGCTGACGGAGATGGCGACGGCTGGTATGATGCTCAATATAAAGGGGGCGCGCGGATCACGGCAGACAACCGACAGGATTATCTGACATGAGGAAAATCAATGTTTCAGTCGCGCCTAAGACAGGATATTTTTTCACGGAGAAAGACGGCACGCCGATTCACGGAACTGGCAACTGGCGGTCCGTCATCGCGCGGGTTACGTCGTACCGGAAGCGGAATAATCTCCCTCCAGGAGATCCGCGCGCGGAAGTCCACGCACAGGCCTGTGAGCGAGAGCCTAACAACTGCCATGAGACCCCTGATCCTGTGACGCAAGCAGCGCTCAAGGTAGCCTCCCTGAAAGGCCGGGTCCTGGCCTGGCTGTCCGGCCTACGCGGACGCCGGGAAAGCTTGCTGTGGGGCGACGGCGAGAACGCAGCGGCCCGTACGGCGGTCTGTCTGAGCTGCCCAGCGCACACTGCCATTGCCGGCGGCTGCGGGAGCTGCAAAAAAGCGCTCTCAGAGGTCCGAAAAGACCTTGCCGGGCCGCGGCATATCGACCCACGCGCCGCCGGATGCGTGATTTTGGGCGAAGACATAGGCATAAACGTCTGGATCGACGAGCCAACCAGTGAAAACCCGGAACTTCCTGCCTGTTGCTGGCGTAGAAAGCATCCACCGGCATGAAATTCCATATTTTGATGCCTTTTCGGGCCCTTGGAGCGGCTTTCCGGTCCATTGATATGAAGGTTAGGGGGTTTAGGGCGCTCTGCACCCCCGCAGAAGAGGCAAAAAGGTTCAAAAAGTGCAAAATTTGCCCCTTTTTGCTGGAAAACCAGCAATGTGGCGCTTGCGGCTGCTGGATTCCAGCCAAAATCATGCTTACGGCAGAAAAGTGTCCTAAAAACAAGTGGGGTGCGATTTTTTCTCGTCAAAAGGGGCAAAATTCACGCACTGTTTAAGGTAGGATATGCCGTATAACGACCGCCCTTTAGTTGAATCGCGAGATCCGTCCTCTGTTTCCGATAATGGGGGCTTAATTCAGAGCCCGGGTCTCAATCGCGAGGCGGAGCCGCGGCAGCACGCGATCCGGGACGTGGCTCAAGGCCGCGAGGTGGTTCGTACGCTTCAAGCGGCCGGCCGGAAGCGCGCCATTGTCAATGCACGCATCGCCGCGAAGCTCAACTCGGAGCGGCCCTATGATCAGACAAGCCTTGAGAACGAGGGGCTCGGCTGGCGACAGAATGTCAGCACTCGCGTGCTCACCACTATCACAGACAAGGTCTGGCCGAGGTTCGTTCAAGCAGTAGAGGGCCTAAAATTTTTCACTAACTCTTCGCTCTCTAACAAGTGGGCGAACAACACGGAGAAAACGGAGACTTTTCGACAGGTCATCACAGATGCAATTCGGGAGCATCCCGGCTGGATCGACTTGCTGGAAAATGTCACACTGACGAACGCCGTCTACGGGCATAACATAGTTGCGTGGCTCGACGAGTTTGATTTCTGGCCTACATCTCTTAATCAGGAAGATTCTTATGTAACAGACGGATGCAGGCAGCTGCCGAAGTACGCGCAGATGGTAGTCCTGCATGAGCGGCTGATGCCGCACGAGCTATACGAAAGAATCAAAGATCGCGAGGTTGCTGAAAAGTCCGGGTGGGATATTTCAGAAGCAATCGAGGCGATCAATAATGCGTCTCCATCTCAGCTCCGAGATGCCTTGATTGCAGGCGGCACGGCTGACACTTGGTACGTCAATGCCGCGCGCGAGCTGACGGTCGGGTCGAGCTACATGGGGGGCGCTTCTGTTATTTCAGTTTACAATTTGCTGGCACAAGAGGTTAATGGCAAAGTTAGCCACTATCGGTTAGCCGGCGACTCGTTGAAAATGATTTTCGACAAAGACGACCGTTTCGATTCTCCGGCAGACTGCCTGGCGTTTTTCAGTTATGAGCGAGGCAACGGCACGCTTCACGGCAGCAAAGGCATCGGCCGCGCGGCTTACGAGCTGGCGGGCATGTTGGACCGGAGTCGCAATGAGTTGATCGACCGCGCCATCATGAGCGGCAAGATCATGGTGCAGGGAGACGTGAAGCGGCTTCACACGTTTAAGATGT